ATCGGTTTTGATGCTTCCACCGCAGCTTGTATCGCTCCAGCAGTCGATGGCATCTTTGCATCTATTGCAGCGGCCATCACCTTAAGTATTGCAAATAGAGGTTCTCCAAGAACCGCACTGTGTTGTATCTTACTTGGACCAACTACCGTATTTTGACCATCTATAAACACCGTCTTTGCTGATATGGTAGCTTGTGAACCTGTCGTAATTTTTACCTCAGAATCGGATACTATTCGAATTACATTACCCTCGAGCGCTATCGTTGAAAGATCGTCCTTGTGCTCTATTAATATGTTCGAGGTTTCGTTGTCTATACGAATGAACGATTTCTTAAGTTCCATTTGCAACCCGATCTGCTTATCGAACCAGAATTTTATCTCCTCATCGCCATCGAATAGTATGAAATGTGCACCCTCGTACTTGGTCCCGCCCTTTCTCAACTGTTCCTTTATGTCCTCTCCGATTTCCTGAATTTGCGAGTATTCTGGAGAGTATATGTCACCGCTTAGGAATTTCACTCTAACTATTGCTCCAACCTTCGGTATGGATATGGATCCAGCCCTAGCGTCCTGGCCGAAGAACATCGGTTTTCCAACCGGTACCGCCCATGGAAGATCCACAACATTCATATCATCGAACAGTGAAAATACTCTGATCCTACATCTACCTTCGTACTGTGGATCGTCGATATCTTCTACCTTTCCCAAGTACGACGATACGAATATTTCCTCACCAGGTCTACCTGTTATTTCATGCTCTATGTATGCCATTATCTTCTATTACTAAATTTTACAAAATAGATTAGGGATATACGTCGCCAATTGTTTTCACCGGTTTGCTTGCAGGTTCAGTTGGATAGACGTCGTCACCGACTGAACTTACGATCGGTGGTCCGACTATTGGATTCCTTCTGGTTGCCATTCCGCTAACATTATTCATTTCCGTTAAGAATCGATTAGCTCCGGTGTATGCATTACCGATGACTGCTGTTTCGACTGTAGTTTGAATTTCATTTAACACAGATCCAACTATTGCTCCAGGCAACCTGGATGCGCTCTGTATGAATCTAGTTATCTTGCTATTAAGATCATCTAGCACTCCAGAAAACATTCCCATCGTTCTGTACGATTCGGCATCGGTCAGCTGCACCTGTTCCTGTATCACCCAACCCACGTTTATATTAAACGATGGCGAGAATGGTTTTTCCTCAGTTGCAATCTTGTGATCAGACTGACTTCCTCCAAGGAATCCACTAAAGTCAAACTCACACATCTTACATCTGAACTGAATGACCTTCAAGCCAGAGGTTAAATTTCCATTCGAATCCCTTTCGAAAAATTGACCCGACTTATCCGCGATATCACGAATTTCTACTAGGTCTATCACCATGTCGAACCACCGTAGGTTGTCCGGAACCCTATATGATAATCGTTCCTGATCATATATTGCATATCGATAGTTTTCAGCTACGTCGGTCAACGGTTGCTTTATGGAATCTATGCAATTGATTATAAGCGATGTTTTTTGATTTCCTTCCTTCACCCTGTGCATCATCTTCCATAGGTCCCCTATTCCTTGAATCGATTGAAAATACCACGGCGAATCCTGAATCTCTCGTAACTTGCTTTTAAATTGTACCAATGCCGTAGCTGGATGAAGTTCATTAGAAATGAACGCATTTGTTGGATAATAATCCATCAGCCAATCTTCTGTTGAATATTCCACATCCTTATTTGCACCAGGCGATGGTAGAGCTCTCGGCGCGCTTAATAAATTCGAGTTAGTTAATCCATCATACTTCGGATACTGTTCGGTAGGAGGAAAGAAATCAATCCTAAATGTTAGGAATACTGGATCCTGAAAATCATCAACTGATGATTTTATGAATAAATTGGTTCGTTTGATATCTGTTATTGAGGTTGCCATTTATGTTTTAATTTCATTTTTAGCTAGCGGTAATAACCAGTGCCTTCTTGATAGGATTAATGAGGTTTCGAATTTTCCATCGACGTATCCATATCGTATTGATTTTACGTAATAAAAATCACTAAGGGACATGTCCATGACCATTGCATTCGGTTTATTATCGTATTCGGAAAAGCCTGTGTCCAATTTATTTTTCTGTAAATCGGTGGATTCGATGTCGGATCGCATCACGTTTGCTACTGCAGCTGCTTGCCTATCCATGAATATCTTAACGTTCACTCGACTTCCCCTAAGCACGTTAACGTTATACCCAGTTAGAGTAACTTGCAATAAATTTTTTTCCGTTTCCAGTCGATTTTGATGATTTATTAGTTCGGCAAACTTGTACGATGCGTGTGCATTATGATAATCTATCCCGCTCCACACGTTCGTCGAAATGGTAGGAGCAGCTTCTGGGCTTTCCTTCGAATTCGTATACTCAGGTATGGTTATCGTCTGAGGAGATTTACCATCATTCTCAACTACCGATTTTAACGGTTCTGAGAAATGTGAGACGAAGTTCGCATCGTCAGTTTTAGATTGATCGGTATTAGCTCCGTGATCGTACCAAAATACGTATTTTCTAAGCGCGTGATTTCGTATGATATCTCCATGATTGCTAACTAAGGAAAAATTAGAAATGTAGAATTCGGTTTCCTCCGCCTCCGGATAATTAGTCAGAACTATTGGAATTTCTATTTCCGACTGGTCCTTATCGTTTTCCGGATCGCTGCGATTCTTATCGATTTTTGCTTGATCCAGAGCAAGAAATCCAGAATCAATTTCCTTATCCCTGCTAAATTGTTTTTCAACGTTGATAAAATTCATTATGTAGTATCGATCTATGAAGCAGTCGAAAAATTGACCGTCGTCCCTATACGCCAATTTCGTAACGTGCTTTATGAACGCTTTGTACGTGTAGTTCGGTATCAACCACGTCATCGAGTCGTTTGTTCCATCTGCTTGATTATCGGCGAATCCCAATTGTAATTCATCTGCCACCTTTCTTAATACTTGCATCGATGTCATATTGGGATACGATTTGGAATAGTTTCCATTTATTGCAGGAATACTTAATTCGCCGGACACCGTGTAAATGGTGGAGTCAGTCTTAGGCACGTTCATCGATGATATTGATGTTATCAAAAAATCAGCTGCCATCGATTTTAATTTTTTGACCGTCGATTGAATGAATACGCTGAGAGTGATGTTAGCCAACGGATATCCAGCTGTGGTGAATATGTGACCGTCATCCACGAAGCTTACCGAGATTCTTGGTAAAAGTTCATCCTGCCATATGGTTAGGGCTTTTATTTTTCCCCGGCTAAGTCGAATCTTACCAATCATCACGACCGGTTCCGATATTCCACGTCTTTGCGTGAATGCTGAGCTTTGACCGTCTATCAGCTTCTTATCGTCCTTTTCAGCTTTGCTACTTTCGAAATCGTTATACTCAAGTAGGGTCGGCTTGATGGTCGGAGTTGATCTAACCAGAACTCGATTTTCTTCAGCCATTTATGCCAACTTATTTTTTATCAAGGTTTCCTTTAACTTAGCTCTTGATATCGGTTCTGGGCAGTCTTCTTTCTTGATATTAGTCACATCGTTTCCGAATACGATCTTACCGTTTGCTAGTTTAACTCCATTTTCTAAAGCAACGTTTGGCGGAACAGGTAAAGCATTTCCTCCCTGGTAAGCTGAAGTCAACGGCCCAAATCCGGAAAAATTACCTCCCTGCAATATGTTAGTTATTTGACCGCTAAGATTTCCGTAGTTTCCACTCTGTGCTAGGACGTTAAGCTTTGCTAAATTTGCATTTGCTGCATTAGCTTTTTGTAATAGGAAATCCAATCGTCTCTGATCCTTCTTCGTTTTTGGAGCTAGAACGAAATTTGCTGTCTTCTTTCTGGAAGTCACTAAATCAATCGGTTTGCCAACTCCTGCGTACTTTAATAAATTTTCAGAGCTCGGTATTCTAATAACATCACCAACGTTCAACGAAAATGGATTGGAGTAACCGTTATACTTTAATAATAAGTCAGCGTACGATGCGTTTTGATAAAAATAATTGGAGATTAAATCCGCGCGCATCGCAGTTTCCTCAGTAACGATGTATGC